CCCAAGTGTTGCCAGTGATGTTTTGAAGGGTCATGATGCCACTCAACACATCTGCGGCCAGTGTGCTCAAGCCGAAAAGGAAGCCAACGGTTGAGCTAGTGCTTCCCGATGCAGCAGTAGCCAGCGCACCACCGCCGCCAGAGTAACCAGTTGTGGTAATCGATCCCGCGCCGATCTGAACAATCTTGCTAGCCGTACCTGCACTGACGCCCGCAATCATCACCGTCACACGCTTCGCCCAAGACGGGATGCCCGTAAAATCAAAGGACGTTCCCGACGTGGATACAACAGAAGTGCCAAGCACGGGGCGTGCTGCCTGTGCCACCCGCAACGGCGTCATGACCTTGGTGTTGTCCGTCCCGGCTTCCGCTTCGGCCTGTGATGCAAGATCAGCCGCTACAGTCGGATTGCCTGACACGCCATCGCCATTCGTGACTGCAATACCTGTTCCAGCCGTCACCGTGCGTGCGGCAGCCGTCCCGGCGCCCGTGCGGGCAATCATGCCGCTTGAAGACAACCCAGCAATGGCCGTCAGATCAGCATCAGATTCCTGTTTTGCGTTAAGTTGCGTCTGAATTGCGGATGTTACGCCGTCCGTGAAGTTCAACTCTGCGGTCGACGCAGTCACCCCGTCGAGGAGGTTGATCTCTGCGGTCGACGCAGTCACCCCGTCGAGGATGTTCAACTCTGCAGCCGTGGATGTCACGCCGTCGAGGATGTTTAGCTCAGCTGTTGATGCAGTCACCCCGTCGAGGAGGTTGATCTCTGCGGTCGACGCAGTCACCCCGTCGAGGAGGTTGATCTCTGCGGTCGACGCAGTCACCCCGTCGAGGATGTTCAGCTCGGCGGCTGAGGCGGTAACACTGAATTGGCCGAGACCCACCGCGTCGGCTGCATCTTGGGCCGTGTCGACCATGCTGGCGGCAGTCACCCGCATCTCGATGGTAGACCCCGCGGCAAAGGTCCGGGCCGTCGTACCCTCGGCGCCGCGTGTTACGGTCAGCGTGTCCGTCACCCGGGCAGTGGCCTGCACGATCTCGTAGTTGCCAGCTGCGTCCTCGATGGTGGCGTAGAAGTACTCGCCCGCGCCGAGCGTGGGGAACCGGGCACCATGACCAACGGGCAGGAGGATAGTCGTGCTCGACGACAGTACCTCTGTGCGGAGCGTCGACTGGACGTTGTTCTTCAGCTTAACTGTCATGACACCCTCACGCGAAATTCGGGAACCGCACGGTCACGGTGCCGCGTGTGTTCATCAGGTTAGCCCGGGCCCTGCGCTCAGTGAGCGTAAACAGCGCCTGCTTGGCGTGGTAGGACGCAAGCTCGCGGTCGCTCCATGCCACACCGGGCATGACGAGAAGCTGCTGCAGCGCGGAGTGCACGATCGGCTCTTCCAACTCGTTCAGGATCGTCTGATCCATCCCGGCCGCCGTCCGCGTCGGCTTGAGCGCGTAGAACATCCGTACCATGTACGTGTCCTCACCATCAGGCAGCGGCAGCACGAGGTATCGATCGGGCGTCAACTGCGTCATGGACCGCGGCTGCGCAGCGGCGGCGACGATAGCATCAGGCAAAACGAACGCAGAGCCCGGGTTGTATTCAGTCTCGTCGTAGACGTCTGAACCAGTGTAGCTGGGCGGTGTAAGGCTCCACACCACTGACGGGTCTTCGCCGCTGTAAATGTCCGCCCACTCCGGGTAGGCGTCCAGTGCCTGCTCCAGCGTCAGCACCTCAAGGGGGCTGTCATTCACCAGCATGCGGAAGACCACGTGAACTTCGGTGTCCACAGGCTTCTGGTACTCGTAGTCGAAGACCCCGGGCAGCAGCTGGAACTTGGGCTGGGCATAGCGCCATGCCAGCGTGCGCTCGCACACGCGGATCGCCGCGTCGCGAATGTGCTGGACGACCAGAGGCTGCGGGCAGCCGGGTACCGACGGTAGCACTTTGGGTAGTACGTCTGTAAATGCGCGCGTGGGCATCAGATCACCTCGCCCCTATCGAATCCGGCTTGCTTCGTGTCGGTAATCTTGCGGCTCTGGAGCCCAGCGCCCAGTGCCTGCATGAAGCTGTCGGAGAACAGCTTGGCCCGGCCAGACTGGACATGCTCGTCGTCGATCGACTCAGCGAGGTAGACCACGCCGTCCACCAAGACTGGGAAGTAGACGTCCGTGAGAACGTCAATCGCGGCGTCGAGGGCATAGCTCGGTGGGGTCTTCGCATACTCACCGACAAGAATTACCCCCGCCGCAGGGCGGGGGTACAGGAAGTAGCGGTCGGGGTTCTTCACATGGCGCATGAAGTTGACCGGTTGCCCGGCCGCCTCCTGCATCCAGCCGGGGTAGTTCCGGTTCATGGTCTCGCGGTCGACCTCGGTGACCGCGTTGCCGTTCTTGATCTGAAAGATGTCGATCAGCCGAATCGCGTCTGACGGTAGAACCTGTGCCGCGGAGCCGGCCGTTGTCGCAATGTCCACGATGTCAGAAAAGAGATCGGGGCGCAGGATTGCCATACGCTTCAGTGTCTGGTTGACGTACGAAAGCAGCACCGAATCGCTGTAGCGATATGGCGCGGTCTGGTCCTGCACAAGGCGCCGAGCCTCGGTTATGACATCTGCGGGCGTCATTCAGGCAAGTTCCTCGATGCGTCTGCCGACAGTTCCGCCGAACTATACACCGGTTCGGTCAGGTTGTCATCAGCCACGAGCTCAATCTTCTTCGCGCGCTTCTTGGCCTTCTCCACGGACGGCGTCATGAAGCGCTCCGGGTACGCTTCCTGCTCGGTCACTTCCTCGCACAGAGGGTTCTTGGCGAGCACCGGGTGCCATTCGTAGATGAACCCGTCGTTTTTATTACGAAGATACTGCATCACTTCTTCCCTTTTTTGGTCATTCCTGCCTCGCTCATAGCGATAGCGATGGCCTGTTTCCGGTTCTTCACAACGGGTGCTTTCTTCGGACCCTTGGGGTCAATGCCGCCGTGCAGGGTGCCGCGTTTGTACTCACCCATGACTTTGGCAACTTTGGCTGTCTGTGCTTTGGTTGGCATATCACTTCCTCTTGCCTGACGGTGACACCGGCCACGACTTGCGCGCGGGGCCGGTCTTCTTGGCCGCCATGGTGCGCTTCTCAGCGGTGGTCATCTTGGCAGCAGCAGCGGCCGGGCGACAGGCTGGGTAGGCGCGTGAGGACTTTTCAGACCCAGAGCGCCCGCACTCCTTGCCGGTCTTGGTGTCGACCCACTTCTCGCCGAACCACTTGCCAAGCCCGCCCTTGCTCATTTCTTCACCCGGTTATCCGGGCCGCTCCAGCCGCCGCCGCGCTTCTTGTACTCCTTGGCAGCCCACGCGTTCGAGTAGGCACTCGGGTGCGTATCGTACTTTTTCTTAGCCTCCGCCTGCACACGGGACCAGAGTGCTGGGTTGGTGGGCTTGGGGCTGGCCATGTCAGCAGTTCCATGCTTTGAGGGATAGCGCCTTCCGCGTCGGCTTGCCCTTCTCGTCCTTCATCGGACCGGGCATCCCAGACATGCGGGCGCAAAACGACTTCCGGCGACCCTCGTCTTCCTTGGTCTTGGGGTTCGGGGCCGGCGGCTTCAGCCCGGGCTTACCCGGGTTGGCCTTGTTGTAGGACGCCCGGCCGGCCGCATTGAGGCCACCCTTCGGGTCCTTTCCCTCTTTTCGGGTCCATGCAGGAGTCTTGGCCATTACGCGATCCTCTCAACCGAAAGAACTGTAGACGGGATTGCGGGGATCGCAGGCGGGCCTGTGACTGCGGCAGTGTGGTCGAGTGTAACTAGCGTGCTCTCAGGGAGCCAGAAGATTTGCGCGTACTGTCCCGCGGTCACGGTCAGGTAGAACATGATCTGAAAGAACCCCACGCCGCCATCGCTGGTCTTGGGGACGACGATCCGCGTAGCGGAGCGTGGCACGTTGGTGCCGTTTACCGACAGCCATATCGTGATGTCATGGTCAGACGTGTCCGTGTTCTGCAGCTGCATGTTCGGTGCCACCATGTAGGTGCCAGCTACGGCGAACGTCAGGCGCGTCAGGTTTGTACCGTCGGTAACCATCGTGATGCCGGAGCCGGCTATGTCGGTTGTGCCGAACTTCATCGCCGTGGGCACCGTGGTGCTGCCGGTCTGATCCGTGATGTCAGAGAAAGCCGCGAAGGCCCGATCGGTGACCGTGCTGAACGGCACCTTGCCGCTTAGGATGTCGACATTGGTGATGTTCACCTCGCCGGTGCCCTTGGGCGTGATATTGACGTCGATGTCGGTGTCAGTGCCGTCGGCACCCAGCGTGTTGCCGGTAAGGTTGACCCCTGCGGCCGCGGCGCTGGTGGCCAGCGTCGCCGACTCGACCAGTGTGAGGCCGGAGAAGCTGCCGGTGATCGTGACGCCTGAGAGCGTGCCGCCTGTAATGGCGACCGCGTTGGCGTTCTGCGTGGCCATAGTGCCGAGTCCGAGGTTGGTCCGCGCACCCGAGGCGTCAGACGCCCCTGTGCCGCCGTCAGCGACGGCGAGGTCTGTGATCCCTGCGATGGTGCCGCCGGTGATGGCCACCTTGGCTATGCTCACTGAGCCCGTGCCGTTGGGCGCGAGGACGAGGTTCCCGTTCGTGTCGAGCGTGCTGATCGTGTTACCGTTCAGCTGGATGTTATCCACAGAGGCGGAGCCGGTGCTGAGCTTCAGCGCCGTGGCTGTACCTGTCGCACTTAGGACGGATTTCTCCGCAGCGTCAGGGCCGCCATCGATGTGCAGCAGCTGGGGAAAGCTGTCCTTGATCTTCTCGTTGGTAAGATTTGTGGGCACGGTGCTATCCCCCTATAGGTAGTGGAGGCCTGATGGCCTCCACTCGTGTTAGACAAGGACGTAATCGAAGATCACGTCGATGTGGGTCGCGGTCGTGACGCTGCTGCCGGTCTTGCCAACGGTGACGGCCGTGCTCACGTCATTGGCAGTGTAGGACGCACCATCCGCGAGGACGGCCGCGCCTGTGCCGCCGTCAGTGAGCACCGTGCTCCGTGTCAGGTTAGCCTGAGCAAAAGCGACGAGCTTCGCAGCAGTGGTCTGGGTACCGATGATGTCCACTGTGGTCACTGCACCAGCGGCACCGCCAATGGCGATCACCTTGGCGCCGACCATGCGAATGGACTTGCCAGTTACGGCCGGGACTAGCGTAGCCCCAGCATTCACCTCAGCGATCGTAAACCGCTGACGCACGTTCATGGCCACACCGGCTGCAACGACCGATCCGGTAACGACCAGCGACTGCAGAGTTGCATTGCCGCTGTTGATTCGCACGTTGTCCTGCGAGATGCCTGTATAAACACCCATGTTCAGTCTCCTTTCTGGGGGAGATGGGGGCCGAAGCCCCCACCGTTAGGCCGACGGGATGACGCCGAGGTCAGCGCCCATGTTGACCACTGCCAGCGAGACCTTGACGCGGGCAACGTCGATGCTGGCGGAGTTAAGCGTCAGCAGGATGTTGGTATCCACCGCGCAGTAGTAGGCCGTCGCGTCGGCGTAGCCGCCGGTGGTGCCCACTGCAGCGTTCAGATCAAAACCATCAACCCAGAAGTCAACGGTTCCGCCGCCGATGCCGACGTCGATGTTACCCGCGGCGCCCTCTGCCTTCTCCAGCGTCGCAACGCCAGACAGAACAAATGCGCCTTTGGGCAGCACGCCGATCACCAGCGTATCGGCCGAAGTCAGCGCGGTGGCGCCAGCAGCGGTCCGAGCAGCAGCGATCTTGGCGAAATCGAGCTCGATCTCGGTGACGCTGACGCGGTCAGTGTAGTTGGCGGTGAAGCCGGCCGAGTTCTTGTAGAACCCGAGGGAGTCAGTGTACGCAACCATGATCAGGTCTCCTTACGCGAACTGGACGACGGCTTGCGCCAGCGCCTCGGGTTTCACAACCTTGTAGCCGTACACCTGCAGGCCGCGGATGATGTTGCCGAAGGTGGACTGCGCGCGAAGCGTTTCCATCTCGGTCATCTGCGACGCGAAGGTGAAGCCCATCTTGTGGCCGGCGATGATCGACGTCTTACCCGAAGAAACGTTCAGGTTGTGCGACACATAGAGCGTGAAGCGGTCGATCATGCCGAGACGGCCGTTGCGGACTGGGGTGATGCTGTCGCCGGTGAGCGAGGCGTCCTTCAGTTCCGACTTCTTGATCAGACCAGCCATACGAGCCGGGATGATCAGGTAGCGGTCCGACTCGGGGACGTTGGCCTCGTCGAGGACGGTGCCCATGTCCACGATCAGATCAACCACCGAGGTGGTGGCGCTGGCGCCGTCCTTGGTCACGGTCAGCGGAGAGCCAGTCGTGCCGAGGTTGAAGGCTGCTGATTGCTGGCCAGCGGTCGCACCTTTGTTCAGGGCGCCGATCCCCGGCAGCATGTCGGTCAGCACGCGCTGGTCGATCTTGATCTTCATCTGCTCGGAGGCATCCTTCGACCACATGTCCATCAACTTGATGTCCGACTGGACACGGTCGATGTCGTCTTCGACGCAGGAGAAGTACTCGCCTTTGTCGATGACCAACTGCAGCTTCGGCGCGTCGGGGTTCTCCACGACGAGGTTCTGACCCTTGACGTACTCGCGGATCGTGATGTTGGGCTGGGTACGGATGTTGACCGTATCGCCCTGATTGCGAATCTCGCCTTCGTAGTCGGTGTTGCTGATGGCAGCAAGCACGGTGGAGTCGTAGAAGTTCTCGATCAGTTTACCCGACCAGATTTCCGGAATGAAGTTCCCCGAGTAGTCGGGGCGTCCGGGTGCAACAGGATAGGCCATGTGGTGTCCTTTCACTTAGCCAGTTTTAGGTTATACGACCTTCCCGCTGTGCAGCGAAAATGTCGCGCTCGATCCGGTCACGCTCCTGCTCCCGCCCCTTATACAGACCTTTCCGCACATCGTCAAAGAACTTGGCGACATCTGTGCGGGTGTAAGGCTTGGCTGCGTTACCAGTTGTGGTACCGGCAGCTGTGCGCCCACGCCCGGGTGCGATCTGTTTTTCGAGTTGAGTGGCAGCTACGTTCCGAGTTTGTTGGGCAACAGAATTACCATTCAGCGACTGCCACGTACGAAAGAAACCTCCGACACGACGGGCGTCGAGCTGGTTCTGCGCGTTGTCGAGGTACGTCTGCCGGGTCATGCCGGACAACGGGTCGACTTCGAGCAGCCAGCTGTGGAAGTTCTGGTTGGCGTTGATCTCGCGCCAATCGGGGACTTCCGCCGACAGTTCCGTCCAGAACATCTGCTCAGCATTCAGCGCCTGTCGCTGTACAACGCTCTCCACCTTGGGGACGACGTTGTTTTGGAGTTGGGCAAGCGACCGTCGCAGCTCCGCGACTTCTTGGTCACGCCCCGACATCTCCTCACGAGCTGCGCGGCGCATGACTTCGATCGAATCCCCGTAATCCTCGACGTCCTTTTCGGTGATGAGCTTTGCCGCGGCCACCTGTGCAGGCGTGCTTGCCTGCTGGGGTGCGGTAAGCGACGCGATCAGCTGTTCGAGCTGACCGAGACGTTGGCTCAACTGGTTGTTCTCCGCCCGAAGGCGAGTGGTATCAGCGTTGTACATCCCTTGCAGGGAGCGCCAGCGCTGTTCGTAGGTTTGGTCTTCGTTCGTGGTGCCGGATCGTCCTTGCTCGGTGGACGCCGGCTCAGCTGCAGCTTCTCCTGCCCCGTTGGCTGCCGTGGTCTGTGCGGCCGGAGCCTCCACCTGCGCTGCAGGTTCGGAGTTCAGGTCTTCGTACAGCTTGGCAACAGCCTCAGACTGCCTTTGAATTTGCGCGGGAATGGCCATTTAGACGCTCCTCTCGGGTGTGCGTGATTGGATCAGCTACCCCTGCGGGGCTGTGCTGCTAAGTCAGGGGACTCCGTCATGAGCCTGTGCAGCTCTGACAAGACCTGACACCGCCCCTGAGCAAGTGCCACGGTCTGCGGTCCGACGTTGGGGAGCCGTTCAAGCTCCGAGGTCCGCCACTCTCCCAACCATTCCAAGATGATCGGGTATTGGCGGACGCTGACTGCCAGCGCGCGGACTACTTCGGGGGAGACCTGCTTCACTGCGGGCCTCCGTTTATCAGATTGGTCCCACCAGCGGGTGCGCCGGCAAGATCGGTGTTCTCCATGGCAGGCTGCCCGCCGCCGGGGGCCGGCATCGGCGCTGCCGCGGCCATGCGCTTCTGCATGCTAAGCTTCTCGCGCGACGGGATGATGTCATCCACGGGCATCTGCAGCCCCTTGGCGACCTCGCGCAGCAGCGCCGCACGCCCCTCGGGCCCGATGATGGCGATGTCGAACTCGTTGGCCGTGGCGTTGAGGAACTCCACGCGGCGGACGTTGACCGTCTCTTTGACCGCTAGGTTGACCGCTCCCTTGGCCACGACCTGCGCATCGCCCTTGATCGACTCGTCAGGGTCGTAGCGCATGTTGTAGACGAACTGGCGCTGCACGATGGTCTTGAGCACGTCGTTGTCGATGTGCATGACCACCTGCCGAATGCCCTTGCCTGCGGAACCCATCAGCATGGACAGGCCCGACGCTGTGCGCCCTGCCCCCTGCACGTTGGTGTCGCCGTAGATGTAGGCAGGGATGCCGCTGTGGTCATCAGCCATGCGCGAGAAGCGGTCGTAGACCCCCACCAGCGTGTTGGCATTGTCGTTGGGCTGGTTGAACCGCACCGCCGGCGCGGATGATCCCAGAGGGTCGTTGAGGACCTGCCAGATTTTCCACGGCTGCATCTGCGTGATGTCTTCGTTGGGCGGCAGGCGCTCCAAGTTGACCTCGACCTGCGGACCGGAGGCGATCGCCATGTTGTTGACCAGCGCCCGGGCCGCCGCGTTGCAGACGCCCTGAATGTCCTCGATGATCTCGGGGATGCCCTTGCCCCAGAAGGCGCCCGGCTGCTTGATGAACGATGTCTTGGCGTAGGGCTTCTCGCCCAGCGGGTCGTAATTTAGGACAGCCTTGATGACGTAGTTCCCCACGGCCCAGATGTTGGCGTCGTACTCGCGGTCCTCGTCAGGCACTTCCTCCTCGGTCATGCCCCACTCGCGCAGCATCCGGCCGCTGATCTTGCCCCAGAACTCCAGTGTGTCGTAGACCTCAGTGGGGCGAAGCTCCGTGTGGAACTTGCGCTCCTCCTCCTCGCGGGAGTCCTTCTGCCACTCCTGCACCCATGACTGGGTGTTGCCCACCTCGAGCACCTTGCGGATGGCTTGGTCGTCATACCCCGGCACACCGATCAGGTCGGCCATCTGGGTGCGCGTCATCTCGTGGTACTCGAAGATGTAGCCGTCGTTGATCCGGGTAATCCCCGGCTCGGGGTAGATGTTGAATGGGCTGACGCGCTCGTACTCCGGCGCGATGCGCTCACCCGGCTGCAGGCTAGTGCCCTCCCACTTGAGGTAGCGCTGGCGCCGGACGATCGGCCCCTTGACGAAGGCCGCCGGAAACGTGACGAGGTCCGTGATGAACTCGTTGAACGCATCGGCCCAGCCGCCTTGGGCGAACTGGTCCTCGATCTTGACCCGCATTCGATCGACGCGGTTCTGGGCCGCCTGCAGAATCTTGAACCGGAACTCCTGCGCGACCGTCTCCTTGAGCTCGGCGAGCTGGGTCCTGTTGGGCGCCTGACCAGAGGCTTGCAGCACCTCCATGACGCGCTCCGCGAAGGCCAGCTGCAGCTCCTCAGACTCCTTCGGGGACAGGTCCGGGATGGCGGTGGGGGTGAGGTCCCACGGGGGCGTGCCGCTGTCGAGCAGGATGTCGCGCAGCCAGCTCTCGGCCGCTCGGCACTTGACCTCCGTGATCATCATGTAGACCTCGGAGCCGCCCTGCGCCTTGATCTGGGAGAGCTTGTCCGCCTCGTACGCACCATTGCGCTGCCGCATGGCCTTGAGCATGATGTCGGTGATGGGGTCGCGGGAGATGCGTGCGGCGTCCCAGCACTGCTTCAGGTGGGCGACGATGCCCAACATGATGGGGCTGCTCTGACGGGCGGCAAGATCGCGCTCAGCCTGCTCACGCTCCTCGCGAACAAGTTGTGCATTACCGACTACGCGAAGGATCGTCAGACCAGCCATGAGTCACTCCTTAGCGGTACCATACAGCAGTCACACTTCCGCGTCTACTGGCGGAAGTGTCAGCCCGTTATCGGCTAGAATATCCATGAAGTGCGTATGCGGGTCGCCAGTCACCCGAAAGTCATAGATCAGCACATCAATCAGAGGCTGGGTTTCCGGCGTAGGGTTTTCCACCATGTCGATGAAAGTCTGTGTTACATCAGCACGGCATCCCCAGTGAGTAAGGACATCAGCAGTCATCAGAGGGACGCTGTAGGTACCTGGGTCTGCGTCTGCTGGTTGCCACCCCATTGAGGCGGAGAGGTCGTTGCCTGCTTGCCTGTAGGCTGCTGGGAGGATCAGGACTGCGCTGGTGTAGACGGTCATAGCGTTACTCCTGATGTGTTAGCAGCCAGATAGCTTTCTGTGTTGGTGATTTCAGTGGCGGATGCAGTTTTACCAACGATGATGATACCGTAGTCCCTGCCGTTGAAGGGCAAGCTGGTGTTGTTGCGGCGACCGATGAAGCGGAAGGTTGCTATGTCTCCACTGATGTCGCCAAGGCCGGTTAGAACGTTGGAGATAGGGGCGGCGTATCCACTCACAAAGTTGCCAGAAGAAACAGTTCCCTTAGATATAAATCGATACCTTGCAAATCCTGCATCAGAAGGCGCTTGTAGATTAAACGTCCCATTGTTGGTGGTTGGGATGGCTGAAAGTTCCGCAACAATCCCCTGTGCAGCATCACTAAGTTTCCGCACCCCCGCAAACACTGACATCTTGTCTGTAGCAGTAAAGTCTATGGACGAGGTGGAGAAG